TCTTATAACGAAACAAAGACATCAGTAGCTGCAGAAAATTTAGAGCCAGCAATAGGTGGTAGAGGTAGTGAGTCAATCGAAGAAATTAGACAAAACGCTTTGGCAACATTTGGTTCTCAAAATAGAGCAGTAACTAAACAAGATTATATAGTAAGAGCATTGTCAATGCCAGAAAGATATGGTTCGGTTGCAAAGGTTTATGTATCGCAAGATGGTGAAATTGATAACAATTCACCTGCATCTATTTTAGCAAGTCCACAAAGTATTAGTGAATTTACAAATATAGTAGATGGTTTAAAGGATAAATCAAAAGCGGATATTCAAAGAGAATTGGTTAAATACTTACAACAAAAGAAAACATCACTTAATGAGGTTAATAATCCATTTGCAATCAATATGTATGTATTAGGTTATAATAGTGATAAAAAATTAACACAATTAAATCAAGCGGTAAAACAAAACCTTAAAACTTATTTGGGTGAATATAGAATGATAACCGATGCCGTTAATATAATCGATGGTTTCATTGTAAATATTGGTATTGATTTTGAAGTTGCTTGTTATTCTAATTATAACAAAAGAGAAGTAGTTACCAATTGTTTATCACAATTACAAGATTATTTTAATATAGATAATTGGACATTTAATAAACCAATAAACATTTCGGAAATAGAATTAATATTAGCAAATGTGGAAGGTGTAATGAGTGTACCATCGGTTAAAATTACAAACTTATCCGGTGGTGATAGTAATTATTCACCAAACAGATATAACATTGATGAGGCAACAAAAGGTAAAATGGTTTACCCGTCGTTAGACCCATGTATATTTGAAATAAAATATCCTAATAAGGACATAAAAGGGAGGGCAATATAATGCATAAATTTTTTACATCATCATATGATGCAAGTATTTACTTACAACAACCTGACCAAAATGCTGGTAGGGATGAAATATTAGAAGTGGGTAAACTTTATTATGGTTCTACAAAGGATATAGCTAGAGCGTTGATTAAATTTGATATAAGACAAATATCATCTTCAATTGTGGAAAATAATATAACATCTAGTTATAAAGTTTATCTAAATCTTAAATCTGCAAATTCTGAAGAAATTCCATTGGAATACACAATTTATGCAAATGCATTATCAGGAAGTTGGACAATGGGTACTGGAACTAAATTTGATAATATAACAACTGATGGTGTTAGTTGGAAATATAGAGATGGTGTTAGTAAGTGGGTTCCATACGATACAACCGGTGGAACTGCCAATTATACAAACACAGGAACAACAGGTTCTGCAAATGCAGAAGGTGGTGTGTGGTATCTAACAGGTTCCGCATCTCAATCATATAATTACGAACCAGATGATGTAAAAATGGATATTACTAATATGGTTTCAAATTGGATTGGTGGTTTACCGAACAATGGTCTTATAGTGCATCATGGATTGGATTCGGAAAATGATATATTGGATTATGGTGTATTAAAGTTTTTTTCAAAAGAAACAAATACTATATACGAACCAAAATTGGAATTAGTTTGGGATGACCAATCGTTTATAACGGGAAGTTTAACACCGGTAACGGGTTCTATATCGGATGATAATTACAAAGTTGTTATTCAAAATTTAAAAAATGAATATCCTCAAAATCAAAAAGTAAAGATTAGAGTTAAAGGTAGAGATATGTTTCCATTAAAATCGTTTGGAA